ATTTACCAAAGTTGAGGGTGAATTTGGTAAAAATAGAAGAAAATTCATATCATAGTAAAAAATAACAATTTTATGGCAAAATGATTGTTGTAATTTTAGTTTTTTTGGTAACTTTTTACAGGATTGCTGAAAAAAATAAAGTAAAATAAGTAATTATTTAACATCAAAGAGATTAAGAAAAATCTATAAAAACTCTTCTTAAAAATTTAAAGGTACTGTTATTTATTACGAAAACGTAATTTCTCGTTAACTTAATTCTGCTGTTAAGGTTAACGAAAATTAAGTTTTTCCATAAAAATTACAATATAACAACAACACACAAAATTATTACATCATAAATCGGTTCCTTTAGCCGAAAAAAACCTTTTAAAACCTTTATCCTATTACCGAGCTGAAAAAAAATTTGAATTATATTTATTAGTTACGTATTAAAAAAAAGTAAAAAAAAAAAAATAGTATAGTAATAAGGGATTATCGGTTTTAAAAGGATATCAGGGTGCTAAAGGGTTTTTGTAATAATTTGGCTATGGTTGTAAAGAAAATAAGAGGAAAATATGAGCAAAAATATGAGCAGAATGTAAGGTGAGTGTAAGATGAGTGTAAGGTAAAAGGTAAGGAAAATAACAATGAATTCAGAAGATATTCTGGAGAAAATATTTGGTTAAAAAAATATCTACATTTTACTTTTTTTGATATTTATAGTATACTGAATATAGTTGAAATTATATGAATTATATCATTTTCTAATACAATATTGACAACAAGACAGCAAGACAGCAAGGTGATAAAATGGCAGCTACAAAAATACCTGGAAATTCAAAAGAACAAGAAGTCATAGTTGATACAAACATAGGCTTCAAACAGGGTTGGGGGAACTTCAAATACAAACCAGAGTTCTGCCAGATTGCATATGATATTTTATCGTCAGACGGGTTAAAAACCAAAGCACATTTGTGCGCCGCCTTCCATTGTTCAAAACCAACCATAGTTTCGTGGGTGAAGAAGTACCCAGACTTCAGAGAGGCAGTTGAGTGCGGGCTGGCTGCAGGTGAGAAGATTTTCAGACAGAAGTGTCAGGCAAATGCCTTTTCACCATCAAGGGATGTCAACAATGGTTTGATCAAAATGCTGGCTGCAAATGTATATGGAATCAAAGAAGAGGCAACACCAGCGGTAGTGGTCAACCAGGTGCAAACAAAATCAGCAGAAGAGCAGATGAAAGACAGAGGCATTCCTGCCCCTGATTTCTGCATTCCTGATTTGGATAATATGCATAGTTCTGATAGTGCAGGAATGGACAGTTGTGAATCGGGTGACACAACAGATCCAACTTTGGCAGAATCCCGGCCTGGTGAAAGTTCTGATCTGGCTGAAGACCCCTCCGCTTCAGCGGGTGAAGAAGGGGAAACGATATTGCCAGGCCGGGGCCAAAGTAATACCACCAATGAGAGTGGTGAAACTGCCAAAAAAATTAGCAGTCAAGCTATGGAAATAATAAGACTCAAGGCCCAAATAGAAGCCCAGAAAATGGCCAATAAAGCTGCTAAAGAGGTTGATCAAAATCGTGGTGTCAAGGGCTTCGGGCTTGACTTTGAGACCAGTGATGAGAATATAGGTCTGTCACCTTTTGGCGGATGATATGTCTTCTGAAAATATTGATGTTGATCTGCTTGAGCAGTGGTGGATAGAAAAATCAAGAAAAAATTTCTTTGCATATAGATGCTTTATCCGGCATGGAAATTTTTTACACAACTGGTTCATACAATCTTTATCTTTATCATTTCAACAATTTTATGTAGATCTGAAGGCTGGCAAAAGACCAATTCTCATAATTACAGTTCCACCTCAGCATGGTAAGTCTTGGTGTGTTGAAGATGCTGTTTCTTGGTTTGCAGGTCTGGATCCAGATTTAAGGCTTGTTTACTCATCTTTTTCTGAACAGCTTGGTGTGAGATGTAATTCTGGTGTCCAAAGAGTTATGGGATCAGAAAAATATCAGAAAATATTCCCAAAAACTCAGATCAATGCAAAAAATGTAGTAACAGTAGCAGAGCAATACAGAAAAAACTCATCTTTAGTTGAATTTGTAAAAAGACAAGGATCTTTCCGGAACACCACAGTTGGTGGACCAATTACAGGTGAATCCCTGGACATTGGTTTTATAGATGACCCATTCAAAGGCAGGAAAGAAGCAAATTCAAAGCTACAGCGGGAAACAGTTTGGAACTGGTTTGTTGATGATTTTGGTACAAGATTCTCTGATCAGGCTGGATATGTTGTTACGATGACCCGTTGGCACACTGATGATCTTGTTGGCAGGTTGATAGAAAAGTACAAGAATACAAACAAGATAAGTTTATTTAAATATGCAGCAATTGCTGAGCATGATGAGACAAACAGGAAAGCAGGTGATCCACTTTTCCCAGAATTGAAATCATTGGCTTTTCTGAATGATAAAAAATCCATCATGTTGAACTCTTCTTGGCAATCTTTGTATCAAGGCAATCCTGTTGTACTTGGTGGTGAGCTTATTGATAAAAATTGGTATAAATGGTGGGACAGGCTCCCACAAATAAAATTCACCTATGCTGTAGCAGATACAGCTCAAAAGAAAAATAATTGGAATGACTGGACAGTCTTCCAACTTTGGGCAATGGGAGTTGATGGGTGTATATACCTGCTTGATATGTTTTTTGATAAGGTTACAGCACCACAACTGCGAAGGGCAGCAACCATATTCTATGAAAAGCACAATCACACCAGGTATGGCGGGCCATTTAGAGGCTTTTGTATTGAGGACAAATCATCTGGGGTTGGACTTATACAAGAGTTAGAAGACAAAAAATACAAGGTGATACCAATACCAAGAAATGTTGATAAAATCGAACGATCATCAAATGCAGGGCCGGAAATAAGAGCAGGGAAAGTCCACCTAAATGATCAGGTTCAAAATGTAGGCATAATTTTAGATCAGACTGAAGAGTTTCCAAATGGGACATTTGATGATGCTTTTGATTGTACCATGAATGGTATTGAAGTTGCATACATTTATCCAGAAATATTGAACAATACTGTGTTTGTATCTTAATGAGGGGTTAAAGTTGAATCCATTCCACAAAATAGCAAAGTTTTTTGCCCCATCAGAGCAGCGGAACATGTCCATTGCAACAATCCAAAGGACACAGACCCCGCAGCCAACTTACACAAACTGGAGCATAAAATCTGCAGTCAAAGAAGGGTACAAAAAGAACACATGGGTATACAGGTCTGTATATCTCAAATCAAAGGCCGCAGGATCTGTACCATGGTGTGTAGTAGACAGCAATGGGAAGAAGTTGGACAATCATCACTTGACAAACCTTCTTGAATTCCCAAACCCTTTCATTTCAAAACAGGATGTGTTTGAGTTGATTGTGTCTTGGCTTGAACTGTCAGGGAATGCTTATTTGCTCAAATCTAAAGCAGGCAAAGAGACAACTGAGCTATGGCCTGTGTCACCTGATAGACTGCACCCTATACCCACAAAAGACCCCATGAAATGGATGGAAGGGTATGCGCTGGATAAAAGCAAGACTGTAACATATCAACAAGAAGACATAATTCATTATAAATATTTCAACCCTGCAAACCCTCTGCTTGGGATTGCCCCATTAGAGGCTGCTGCAAAGGCTGTAGATGTTGACAATTCCCAAGTAGACTTCAACAAATCGACATCCCAGAATCGTGGTATCATAGATGGGGTATTCACTTTTGACCGAGCATTCAATGACCAAAGTGAAACAGATGCAATCTCAGACAAGTTGAATGAAAGGCACAGAAACAAGAGAACATTTGGTGTGCTTGGATCCAATGCAAAGTATATTCGCACAGCACTCACACCAGCGGAAATGGATTTTATCAATTCCAGGAAATCAAACAGAGAAGAGATATTCATTGCCTTTGGTGTGCCTCCTGTTTATGCGGGTGTGATGGATGGCGCAACCATGAACAACTATAAAACATCTGAGTTGGTATTCTGGTTTGGTACAATGCTGTTTTTGCTTGATGACATTAAAGACACACTCAACTTTGCCCTCAGAGAAGAGTTGAAACAAGGTGAAAAAATATCATATGATGTGTCTTCTGTGCCAGCTATCCGAGAGGCACTACTTGCAAAAGCAAAAACAGGCAAGATACTTTATGAGATGGGTGTGCCTTTTTCCCAGATCAACAAAGTATTCAACTTTGGCTTTGAAGAGTATGAAGGGTGGGATGAATCCAACCCAGGAAGTTCAAGTGATTCGTCTGTGCCTGCTAATGATTCTGCTGTAAGAAGCTCAGAGCCTGTTAAAAAAAAAATAATTTTGGAAACAAGAGCTGATTTTGACCCAGCAGAGCAGATTGAAGATCAGGTAAAGCAAAACACTCCAAAATTTGTAGACATCTTGAAGACTCAACAAGAATCTGTATTTGATACCCTTTCAGCCAAAGATTGGACAGAAGGCAATATAGAAAGTGCAATAAGCAAAACAGAATCGCTGTTCTCTGACATAATATCAGAGACTTACATTAAGACAGCTCAGTTGTTCTCAACACAGTTTGCAATTGAAAAAAGAGCTGCAATGCCAACAGATGAAATAGCAAACTATCTTAAGCAAGAAGCAGTAATTTTGTTTGAGATATCAAACATAAATTCCACAACAGTTGACAAGTTGATTGCCCAAGTGGAATCTGCCCTTGAAAGCGGAGCACCAGTAAACGAATTGCAGCAAGCAATCATTGATACAGGCATCTTTGATCCAAAGAGGGCATTGATGCTTTCCAGGACAATAACAGGGACTGCAGCAAACTTGGGGCAAGTCTTGGGTGCTGCTCAATCTGGAGCAACAGAAAAAACTTGGGAAACAGCATCATCAGAAGTTCGCGACAGTCATAAAAAAATGAATGGGAAAACCATCCCAATAGATGAATCTTTCATTGTGGGTGGTAAAAAAGCTATGTTTCCACTTGACAATCAGTTGCCTCCAGCAGAAAGGGTGAATTGCAGGTGCACTTTGTCTTTTGGACTAACTGAGGATTGATAAGGGAAAACAAATGGGTAAAAACAAAGCAATGAAAAAGAAGATGGAGCAAAGGTCTTCTGGTGAAGTAAGGGCTGTTGAGGATGAAGGTGTTGTAACTGCATACCTGACTAAATGGGATACAGTTGATTCCTGGAGATCCAAGTTTGAGAAGGGGTCTTTTGCCAACACATTCAGCAAACGTGGAGCCAAAGGCACCCGGCTCATCTGGAACCACAATGCCCTTGCTGGTAAAATTTTGGAGCTCAGGGAAGATGATATTGGTCCGCTGGCAACTGTGAAGTTCAACCTTGAAACCAGGGCTGGCCAGGATGCCTACAACCACATAAAAGCAGAGGATGTTGAGTGTTTCTCCTTTGGCTTCAATGTTGTGAAAGAAAGATGGGTTAGAGGGGTTAGATCCATCCAAGAAGTTGATATGCTGGAGTGTGGCCCTGTTGTATTCCAGGCTAATGATGAGGCTGTAATCACAGATGTAAGATCAACAGACTACGACCAGACAATTACTGATAATGAATTGTCCAGCAGAGGATGGAAGTTGATCTGGGGGATTGAAACAACAATTGACGATATCTTCTGGGAAGCAAAGAACTCAGAAGAGACCATAACTCTGGTGGATACAGCAATTGGGAAGTTTCACACTGCATACATGCAGTGGCTCAATGAATATTATGATAACTTTGAATCCAGGAAAACAGCACTTCCACCCAGAGAAATCAGGAATGGGATCCAGGCAGCCATAAACAACATGAATGTTGAGAGTCTCACCGCAGAGACATCATTGACAAAGGAAGATGTCTCAACACTCACCAGCGGCAAAACCCTGCCCAAAGAATCAAGACACAAATTGAGTGATCTGCCTGAGTCTTTTCAAGCAGTTCACCAGAGGGAATATCGGAAAAAGATTGAGGCTTTAGCCAATGAAATAAGGGCATCTGGCCTTTCTGCGGGGGAAAGGGACAGGATTGCTGCCTTGCTGGGGTTGACAGATGAGACAAGAAATTCTCAACCCTTGTCAGATGGTGAAGGTGGTGATGAGATCCAATCGTTTTTCAAAGAATTGAGAAGCAACCTATTCAACAAAAAGCAGTAAAAACAAATTCAGGAGAACACAATGCCAGAAACAAAGATCAAAGAACTGAAACACGAAATGGGGCAGACATTTGAGGCATTCAAATCTGAGAATGACAAAGCAATGGCTGCATCTGAAAAACGCAGCGGTGAGTTGCTTGCAGAGCACAGAAGCACCATTGATGCCTTGAACACACAGCTCACAGATCTCAAAAAAGAGATCAAAACCCTGGAAGCAAGAGCTGCGCGGCCCACTGGAGACGGTGCAGATCCTGGCAAGACCCCTGAGATGGAGCTCAGGGAAGTTGCATACAACAAGTATATCCGATATGGAATGGGAGAAAATGCAGCTGTCCAGATGTCTCCTGATGAAAAGCGTGCTCTTGCTGGCACTGCTGATGATGATGGCCAGTTTCTTGTGCCGGATGATTTTGAGTCCAACATTATTATGAAAGCTTTTGACCGAGCAGAAGTTCGACCGCTGTGCCAGGTGGGCACCACTTCCAGAGATGTCGTAAAGATGGGCGCACTTTCCAAACCCATTGTCACATGGGGTGGACGTGGGCTTGCTGTATCTCAGCAGACTCTGAGCACTGGTGGGATTCTCATCCCTGTGAAAAATGTCCGTGCATTGACCTTGATCTCAAATGACACCCTTGATGATGCTGCTGCAGATGTGATGGGAGAACTGGAAACAGGGTTTGAGCTGGCAGTGGCTGAGGCTGAGGATGATGCTTTTGTTGTTGGATCTGATCCTGACTCACCCAAAGGCATCCTTGTCAATGCACTTGTTCAGGCAAACAAAACAAACTCTGGCATTGCTGCTGCTGTTTCTGATGCTACACACAATGGTATTGATGCCTTGAGCTCAATGCTTTATTCTCTCAAAAAAGCATATCGCCGGAATGCCACATGGGCCATGAACTCCACAACTGAAGGTGTTTACCGCCGCCTTAAGGATGGTGAGGGCAAATATCTGTGGGATCCAGCAATTGACAAAGGTGGATCACCCACATTGCTTGGCAAACCGGTGATCAACCCTGAAGGCATGCCTGATATTGCATCTGGTGCCTTTCCGGTGCTTTTTGGTGATTTCAGGTCTGGGTATAAAATCCGGGACAGAGCCGGGATGACCATCACCCGCCTGGTTGAGCGGTATGCTGAGTATGACCAAACCGGATTCCTGCTGAAGAAGCGCGTGGGTGGCGGTGTTGCTCTGGCAGAGGCTTTTGTTTGTCTGAAAATCTCTGCATAACCTGCTGATTTGTGGGGGTTGATTGTGACCCCCACAAAGGAGAAAAAAATGACT